TACCCGAGGAGCGGTAGAGCATCACATACACCACGAATACGAACAAAATGGCTAAAACAATGTTGCAGTATAAGAATAAAAACGCGACGATGCCAAAGATGGCGACCATGCCTAAAGGAGACTCAATCATGGAAACCAACCAAGAAGGTGTACGAATGGGCGACAGGAGATACACCACAATCAACACGATCAAACATATTTCCAGGACACTGGTATTTTTCATGGCATTTTTTAAAGACTTGTTGGGTGCCATAACGATTTTTCAAATATAAAATATGCTATAGTTTTACAAGAGAAAATTGATTTTTTTCGATACAAAGTCACATAGAAATAACATAATCATTGGATTTTACGATGAGTTATTTTGAAAGACGTCCTTATAAGACTAAAGTAGACAGATCCAAACCGTCGAAACCGCCGGCGTTTTTGAAGCATAATATTTCCCCCAAGAAACATCCCTCGTTGAAATTCGAGGTCACGCCCGATTACCGGGCCCAAGTATGCGTCCAAGCCTACATTGGCAAAAAGGGGTACACCATTCCCAAGGCCTGTTTGCACCCCGACGATTTGAAATTCCTATACCAAGATTTGTATATGATTCCGGTGAAACACGGTCCGGCGTTTGGTCCGGTGCTGAAACCCGGTGACGACGATCCCACGGCGTTTCCCGTGTACCGTGAAAATACCAAGAAAATCTATTTGCCGCGGTTTTACGGTTTGGAACGTTACGGTGCGCCAACGAAAGGGGCAGAAGGGGAGCCGGAGGCGGCGAGCAAAATCGTCACCATTTCTTGTGTATTTGATAAACCGTTGCGCGATTACCAAGAGGCCGTGGTGGAGGCTTATATGAAGTCGGTACGCAAGGAAGGAAGGGTGGGAAGTCATCCTCAGGCTGCCGGGGGCATCTTGCAACTGTACGCCGGGGCCGGGAAGACGGTGCTGTCGATCAAAATCATTTCCCTCTTGGCTAAAAAGACCCTCATCATTGTCCACAAGGAGTTTTTGTTAAATCAGTGGGTCGAGCGTATCCGCGAATTCATGCCGGAGGCGAACATTGGGCGCATCCAGGGACCACTATTTGATGTGCATGGCAAAGACATTGTGATCGGGATGTTGCAAACCTTGTATGACCGCGATTTTCCGGAAGATGCGTTTGACGAATTCGGCCTCACCATTGTGGACGAGGTCCACCGCATCGGCTCGTGCCAATTTTCCAAGGCCTTGGTGCGCGTGCAGACCCCCTACATGTTGGGGGTCACCGCGACCCTGGAACGCAAAGACGGACTCACGCGCGTCATTCATCATTTCATCGGTCCGTTGTTGTTCAGTCAGGCGAACCGGACTTCCGGGGCGGACGATTCGGTCCTGGTACGGGGCATGGAATTCGTGTCGAATGACGCCGAGTTCAACGATGTGGTCACGGATTTCCGGGGCAACCCGCAGTTCAGTACCATGATTTCTAAATTATGCAATCACGGCCCGCGCACCCAATTCTTGGTGAAAATCTTGGCCGATTTGGTTGCGGAAAACCCGGAGGCACAAATCTTGGTATTGGGACACAACCGGTCGCTCTTGGTCGACCTACACGAGGGCATTGAAGTCCAAGAGATTGCCACCTGCGGATACTATTTGGGGGGCATGAAACCCGCCGCTCTGGAGAAAACGACGGAACGACAAATTATTTTGGCGAGTTATGCCATGGCCGCGGAAGGCTTCGATCACAAAAATCTCTCTATTTTGGTGATGATTACGCCGAAAACGGACATCATTCAGTCGGTCGGGCGGATTTTCCGGCAAAAACACGCTCGCCCGTTGATCGTGGACATTATCGATACACACGACATTTTCCAAAATCAGTGGAAGAAACGTCGTGCGTACTATAAGAAATGTGGGTACCGCATTCATATGACGTCCAGTCCCCAATATCGGGGATTCGACCCGAATGCCCCGAATCCCACCCCATGGAAGGTCTGGTTTGAACCGAAAAAGGCGACGGCGACGGGTATCCAGAATGAGGACACGAACGGCGACGAAGGCGACGAAGGCGACGAAGGCGACGAAGGCGACGAATCTGCCCCCGCTATCAAGGGGCAGTGTTTGATTCCCTTTGTCGATGACGGTGTCGAATCGTAAGAATCGTAAGATGCGTAAGAATCGTAAGATCCATGTGCCTAAATGTTTCGCCGGTTTTGCGTAAAATATTATATCTGTACTATATGTCTATCCACACTTATGAATCCAACATAAAATATATAGAAATATTGTCCAAATAGTATATATTTAGCGACTTTACACACCTTTTTTTTACGAAAAAATAATATTAGAATATGATTACTCAATACGACACAGGTCCTCCCGCAACATCTACGCGCCGTCGAACCCTACCACCGTCCATTATTGCACCGCACGTAACATTACCTTTGCCACTGGATTACGTAGCTGAACCCACTTTAGTGGGCGATTCCAATCGACCAAGACGCAATTCTACCTTGGAACCTCCCGAAAATTCTGCTAAAAATGTCCCCTCAAGAAAGCGCAAAATTACGCCCGAAAAGGCGCCCCTCAATGCCGAAATGGATTATGCGCAATTTTTCAAGGAAAATGTGAATTTGAACAAATATAAAATCATCGAGCTCAAAGAGGTCGCTAAATACAACCGGTTGCATATTACCGGAAACAAAACGGTATTGGTCGGTCGCATCACCAACTATTTTTTAAAACATCGCTATGCGATTCTAATACAAAAATATCTGCGGCGATTTTTTGTGAAAAGGTCGTTTCAGTTGCGGGGGGCGGCCCTACACAATCGGTCCATATGTATCAACGAGACCGATTTTTTCACCTTGGAACCCCTCGGCGACATTCCGTTCCAAGAATTTTATTCCTATACGGATGCCAACCATTTCACCTACGGGTTCAACATTTGCTCGTTGATTACTTTATTGAAACGGCAAGGTCGCGCCATCATGAATCCATATAACCGCTCTAAAATCCCGGAAAATGTGATCGGGGACGTGATCCGTTTGTATATTTATGTCATCATTTTGTTCCCGCAACATATCAATCCTGAAGATCAAAACCCGCTGACGCGTCATCAGTATATCCAATATGTGAGCCCCTATTTGATGCAACGTGGGTATTACTACGGGTTTACGCCGCGGGTAGCGTCTCACATGGCCTCGCGCAGGATACGCGAGGAACTGGCGCAATCTATACTGGGGGAGGACGACGATGACGATGACGACGATGCCGGGTTCAGTTCGGCGCGACCGGTGTTGAACAATCACGTCATTGCTCTGCCCGCACCGACAATATTGAACGAATCACCCAACCCACACAACACACACAACAATTTTAACGCAGTTTCTGCGGAAGTCATGTCCATAGCAGAGCGCCTATCTAGAGAAGTGCAGACATTGAGAGACACCACAAGTGGAAGCAATGTGCGGCGCAGTGGCCGCACATCTGCTGTCGACCCATCCGCAAATCCCGAAGTAGTACCTTTGCCAATTCAAACCCGAGCGGCGTCGCGCGCATCCACCGAATCGACGGGTATTCGGGTCCTTTCTCCGCCCGCGACGTTTGCCCAGATTGAACACATCAACCAGATGAAATTGCGTATAGAAAGTATGCGCGAAAAACCGTTGAACCAGCGTATTCAAGAGGTTTTTATGGAAATCGACCAATTGGGCAATTATACCGACGCCCAGTGGTATATTAACTTGAACATGCGTCAAAAAGTCGGTTTTTACGGATTTTTGCAAGATTTGTGGCGGTTTCGGGGGCGTTTGTCCAATATCGTCAAACAGCGCATTTGTCCCCTGGGCGATCCCTTTCAAAACTTGTTACCGAACCGTGTGCGGTTTGAGGACATCTCGTTGGCAGATTTAACCAACGGCAGCGTCTCGGTCATGGAAAACCTGGTATTTACTGCTTACGATATTGAAGACCGGCGTCTGGGAGCGCTCTACGTTTTATTCGCCTTGACGATGGTGTCCCTGCCGGCTCGTAACAATATGATGTGGTTATTTGAAGCCGTCTTTAAACCGCGCTTGCGCGGTTCTGTCTTCAAGGGTGTAAAATCGTTTTGAAATGTTCAACGTCGTCCGGAGGCACCGTTTTTTGGGCAAAAAACTTTGAGACTTGTTCTTGATGTTTTTGTATATTATTTAGATGATAATTCGGTATATTTTGCCGTATATTATTTATGTATTGTTGGAACAATTCATATATATTGCTGCCGTTTACCAAGACCCACAGACAGTATAGGACAAACAACGCGATTCCAAACGCGAAATCGGCCCACTGATACGCGGTTTTACGCAGACGCCACAGCATCCAAATTTTGAACAAGATTTGCATTATAAAAAACATGCCGATCATCCACGCATCGTTGCGGAAATAGACCATCGTTGACAATAAAAAAGTATTGACCAAGAGCATGATTTTGACCATGGGTTTGGGGTTGGGTAACCAGCCAGGATTCATTTCGCTGGCCTTGGCCAATACTTCTTTATGAATGAGTTTTTTGGTATAGTCTTTGATGGCCACGACCGTGGGATGCAATATAGGAAAGTATTTACGTAAATGCACAAATTCATACAGGATGTACCATAGATCAATCCACAAGGAGAATATCAAATCGAACCGTTGCATGTTTCCGTTATTATATTCTGCGATTTTTTTTTGACATCTGTTACCAGGTCTTTTTCCAGACCAACCAGTATTCTTCGTCCCAGTGCACCACGACCTCCATAAAATTGGGGGAGTCGTCGTCTTCGTCGCGGCAGCACCGCAGGGAATACTGTTCACGGGTGTAGACATCCCCCACGAAGAGAATGTCTTTGTCGGGGGCGTTGTCGTCGTATATGGCGACCGAGGTCTTGCCGTAGTTTGCAAAAACGAGGCTTTTGAGGCCGTCTGGGTAGATGGCCGGGGGAAGAAGCGCCCCAAACATTTCGCGGTTTTGTTCGTACATGCCGGAAAATATGTTCCATTTCATAAACATATATTCCATGACGAAGAGCAAGATGGGATCGGTCTGTTGGCGGTACCAGTACAACCAGGCGCGTTCCCAGATCGTGTTCCCGTTGACCTCCTTGGTCAACACCTCTTTGTCGTACACATTCCGGTAAGGATGGCTAAACTCGAAAATGTGTTGAACGATGTCTTCTGGAAGACGATCAATCCGCATGAAGAGGGAAGAAGTCGTGGCAACGGTGGTCATATTGGTCGTCGGTTATGATGGTTTCAGTAACATAAAAAAGGTAGAAAAATGGCGATTCAATTTTCACGGCTTGGTATGTTTACGCGTGACATTTCTCGTTTTTGTGTGAGGACGTTTGGGTACGGGATTCGCGTCTTCGTACATGGATGCTTTTAGTTCATCGGGAGTGATGCGCGCGGGGGCGCGCGACGCGCGTTGAATGATACTTTTGCGTTCTTGGATGACCGGTACAGACAATAATCCCGTTTCATTCAAGTTGACAAACGGACGAATGATGGAGGATGGCACCGTCAATTTCGTCTTTTTCTTGCGCGACCGTCTGGCCACCAATTTCTGTATAGGATTGAACGGAAAGGTGATCTTGTGTCGTTGGGGTATGCCCGCCTGCATGAGCAACGACTGGTATTCTTCGATCAAGGCATCCATGGTGATGCGTTCCGTCAAATTGAACGCGACCATCCGCATGGCCAAAATGTAGCAGTTGTGATATAACCCCGGATGAATCAAATATTTCGTATGATGTATGAGATGAAACAGTATGATCCCCATGCCGTAAATATCAAAGGTTTCCAAATGCATGCGCATGAATTCTGTATGTGATATCGTTTTAAAGGTACTGCTTAACCATTGAAACAAATCGGCGAACAATTTGACGCGATCGTTCACGTTGATCATATAGGTGAAATGAAAAAATTTGTCGGTCCATTCGTTGTTGGCCTCGATACTGACGTCGGTGCATTCTTGCACAAATTCGTTCAATTGGCTGTCATTCATACGTTGCACACGGTTGAAGGTACTCAAATTGACCAGACGGGTTTCAAACGGATACGACCAATAGTTCACGGCCCACTGATAATTATTCTTCTTGGATTGTGCCATGGTGCGCGGAATGGTTTCCATGAGCCCAAAATCGATGAAATTCATCTTGTGTTCCTCGACGTTGTATACCAGGTTGGAAGGCTTCATGTCGTGGTGCACAATTTTGTGTTTCAAAAAGGTCTTGATGCCCAACATGACCCGATGAAGTTCCAAGAATAACCAGTCGACGATTGCCTGATTTTTAGCGTATTCTTCCTTGAAAATACGTCCCCCGGCGTCTTCAAAGAGGCGGTTTAGGTCGATCCCGCCGTATTTCATGATCAGTAATTTGTAATTTTCAGGGTTGGCCAAGATTTGTTTCCCCAAATCGGGACACTGACCGATTGCCGCAAAGTTGGCCGGATTTTTACGCACATTGCAAGTTTGCGGTTTGCCTAAATGAAATTGCTGTTTAGGATCGGCCTTTTCGATTAATTTCAATTCATTCAACTCGCGTTTTAGGTGACGCACGGTCATGATCTTGGACACTTTATTCTTATAGTCAATGTGGGTGGAAGATTCGCACAATAAACTGGGTTTGTGGATGCATCCGTAGGAACCTTCGTCCAAATATTGGGGGGCCGTGTTTGACTGTTTGCGTTCCTTGTGTTCTTTTTGTTCCTGGATCATTTGCATCGCGGCCTCATTGACGGGGGGATGATATTGGGCCAGGCGTTCCAGTGTTTTATTTTTAATGGGTTTAATCGCCTCACTGTGTATCGGTATCATGGGTATATTGTTCTTATTATTCTTATTATATTGTTACACAAAATTGCGGAAATCAATATAGACATATTGCAACTAGTACAACAGATCAATAATTTTTATTATATGAATATCCACCGTATGAACAATGTATATTGCACCCCCCCCGTTGAAGATGTATCTGGGGTCGGGGGCATCTCTGAGAACTCAAATTCAGGCGGACCCGGTCCGCGTAAAATCGCGGACGGGCTGCTGCCAAGGCATGATACCTCCTCCAAAGAGCTTCGCAAGCCACCGCGGGCACGCATCGAACGTTCCAATTTGAAATATTTCGATATTTGTAATAATTGTGGTAAACAGGGGCACACATTCAAGCAGTGTAAAAACCCGATTACCAGTTTTGGAGTCATCGTATTTCGTATTTACAAGAATCAACGGCAATATTTGATGATTCGGCGCAAAGACACTTTAGGATATATCGATTTCATGCGTGGTAAATATTCCATCACTAATCAAAAATACATTTTGAATATGCTCAAACAAATGACGTGCCAGGAAAAGAAAAAGTTGCAGACGATGACCTTTGACGAATTGTGGACCGAAATTTGGGCAGACGATACTCCTATAACACAACCTCTGGACCTCATCAACGTAAAACGCCCCGGCCAACTAAGGCATCATGTCGTTTCTATGCCGAGTGACCCGGTGACCGTGGAAGAAGAGCAAAAACCAACCTCCGGTCCCGGTTTTGCCAAGAATCCTCGTGGCCAACGTGTCCCCCCTTCCTCGCGTCCTTCGCGTACCTTGCGGCCGTCACGTAACTCGTGTACCACGCGCACCTCGCATGCGATTATTCACGAATCCACGGAAGATACATTGATGTTGACGAAACCGGAGCAATTACTTGTTGACACCACCAAGGAAGACGAAGAACCCGAAGCGTCGTTTTCCTCTTTTCCAGAACGCTCCTTGTTTGAAATGGGCTGTTATAAGCAAGAGGAAGCCACCTCGAGAGAAATGTTCAACTATTTGACCTCGCATTACGTTCCCACCGACGAACACGTCAAAACGTCGATTTTAGATTATTTGATCACGACAAGTAACCATGTCGTCCCTTCTACCGAAAACCCACATAAATATGATCTGGACGGGAAGGGGGCGGCGGCGGATCCCAGTCCAAGAACCCACGGAGGATGGAATGAACCCGAGTGGGGGTTCCCCAAGGGACGGCGCAACAACCAAGAAAAGGATTACGATTGTGCGTTGCGTGAAATGACGGAAGAAACGGGGTATCCAGTGCAATATGTGAAGAATATTAAAAACATCTTGCCGTTTGATGAAACGTTTTTAGGATCAAATTACAAATCTTATAAACATCGTTACTATTTGATGTACATGAGTTATGAGAATTCCGTGATGATGAATAATTACGAAAAGAGTGAAGTGAGCTGCATGGAATGGAAATCCTACGACGACTGCATTAAAGCCATACGACCTTATAATCTGGAAAAGATTCGTTTAATCACCAATATTGAACAGACATTGTCTAAATACCGGCTTTTTATTTTAGACAACAATAAGAGACACATCGTATGAAATCGTGTTATGGGGATGGGAGAGTCTTGATGCTGTATTTTTACACCTTCGCGCATTGTAAATGCGCGTGGATTGCTTCGCAATAACGTTACTTTGCCGATTTAAATCGGCAAAGGTCTAGGAGCGTGGCGTAGCGTAGGTAAATGGAAAATAACATCACACTGTATAGAGATTACATTGTGATATGTATCGAGGTATACCACATCATACCATAAAAAATAAACCGTTGAATAAAGTAGTTGCACCCAATAAAACATGTAAGCGTAGATGCTCACACAAAAAGGGGAAAAAAAGCCACGCAGTTTCCCGAAAGAAACGGATCGATTGGACCCAGACTGGAGGGGCTCCTGTAAAATTACGTCCGCGGGTCGTCTCGCAAATACAGGTGGCCCCCGCACCGGCACCGGCACTTTCTAGCACAGTACCCTTGCCCCCTTCACAAGTGGTCCCAGCTTCAGCCCCGGAGAAGAAAATAGATCCTGGGGCCTCGACCACAGATGACACGGTACACGCCGATGAAAAGACCAGAGTTTCGACAAGTTTAGAGGAAGGGCCCTCCGCGGTAGCTGATGAAACCCAGTTCTTGAGCGACCCCCCGTCGATTCCCCCCCATACCGCAATGTCTCCTCGTCTCCCCATCACCGAAGACTTTACCCTGACCGACGCACTTTACCCGAACCTCGACGACCCCAGTTTCAACATCAAGATTGCCCAAAAGAAGGAGTTTTACGACACGCGTTACGACGGACCGATTACCGACGTCAAAACCCAGGCCGAAAAGGCGTGCAATTCCACCTTTGAAATACTCCCCCATCAATTGTTTGTGAAGAATTTTCTGTCGATGCAGACTCCCTACAACAGCCTCTTGATGTACTGGGGGCTGGGGTCCGGCAAAACCTGCAACGCCATTGGCGTGGCCGAAGAGATGCGGTCGTACATGAAACAAACCGGCATGAACAAACGTATCTTGGTACTGGCCTCTCCCAATGTGATCAATAATTTCCGTCTGCAACTGTTTGACGAATCGAAACTGGTGATGGAAGGAGGTATGTGGAACATACAATCGTGTGTCGGCAAAAGTATCTTGGACGAAGTGAACCCCACGCATCTCAACGAACTCAACAAAGAACGGCTGATTGCCAATGTGCAGGCGATTATCAAAACGTACTACGATTTCAAAGGGTACATTAAATTCTCCAACGAGATTTCCAATGCCTTGAAACCGTTCCCGGAGGGCGACCCCCGCCGGATACGTAAAATACAGTCCATGTTCAACAACCATTTGATCGTGATTGACGAAGTGCATAACATCCGGTTGACTCGCGACAATGAGGACCTGACCACGGCCAATTATTTGTATATGATTGCTAAACACGCCAAGAATTTGCGGTTTGTGCTTTTGTCGGCCACGCCCATGTACAATTCCTATAAGGAAATTATTTGGCTGACCAACCTGATGAACGTCAACGACAAGCGCCCCGAAATCACGGCGGACCAAATTTTCGACAAGGACGGACAATTCCGTCAATCCGGCGTGAACAACGATGCCGTCTTGGTCGGCAAAGAATTGCTGCAAAAGAAATTGACCGGCTACGTCTCGCATGTGCGCGGGGAAAATCCGTACACGTTTCCGTTTCGTATTTATAAGACGAATTTACCTCCCCACGAGGAGAATACCAAATATCCGCCGTTGTATTTGACCACCATCGGTTCGATCCAAGAAAAGGTCTATCAACTGATACTGAACCGCATCCAAGACCGGTTTACGAGTAGCGCGGTCACGGACGCATCCGCGACGTTAGTCGGCTCAGCCGAGTCCGCAACGCTACTCGGCTACGCCAAGGGCGTGGCCGAAAAAATACGCGAGGGATTGGAAACCTTGGACAACGTCGGCTACGAACATTTGCGCTACCCGATTCAGGCCCTCAACATTGTGTATGGGAATGTGCCGACCGACGCCACCGCCGATACCATCAATTTAGACAATTTAATCGGTCATCAAGGTCTCATGAATGTCATGGAAATCAGCAAAGACAACCGCTATTCGTACCGCGCGGGGCAACCGCATATTTTTCAACGGAAGAATTTGCCCAAGTACAGCCAAAAGATGGCGGCCATCTTGGATCTCATCGAGGACTCCTCCGGGATTGTCATGATATACAGTGAATTCATTGATAGTGGGGTCATTCCCATGGCGTTGGCCCTGGAAGAGGCCGGATTTACGCGTGCCTCTGGACGTCACAACCGTACTGCACCCCTGTTTGCGGAAAAGCCCAAGGCTGCCGACAAGCCCAAGGCCGCCCCCAAAAAACCCCTAAAGTACGCCATGATCACCGGCAACAAAACCTTGTCGCCCAACAACCGGGAAGAGTTGGAATGGGTGACCAACCCCCAAAATGTCCACGGCGACCGCGTCAAAGTGGTCATCATATCGCGCGCGGGGGCCGAAGGCCTGGATTTCAAAAACATACGTCAAATACACATCTTGGAACCTTGGTACAACATGAGCCGCATCGAGCAAATCATTGGACGCGGGGTGCGCAATTTGAGTCACTGTGCCTTGCCGTTTGAAGAACGCAACGTCGAAATCTACATGCACGCCTCCCAAACCACGGATAAATTGCCCACCGCCGACATGTATTTGTACGAATTGGCGTTTAAAAAGGCCAAACAGATTGGCCGCGTGACCCGTCTTCTCAAAGAAATTGCGGTCGATTGTCTCCTGAACCGCGAACAGAACAATTTTACCCTCGAGAAAATGGCGTCCGTGCCCAGCAACCGCAAGATACCGATACATACCGCCCACGGGGACATGGAATATGATGTGGGGGATCGTCCCCATACGGCGATATGTGATTACAGCGAGACGTGCCCCACCGGATGCCAACCGGACGTGCCCGAAGAGGAAATCAAGGGCCGCAACGTGTTGACGTATTCCGTCGATTATGTGAGCATGAACCGCGTACGCATTGTGGACCGTATACGCCAACTCTTCATAGTGCAGCCGTATTACGCGATTGAAGATTTGGTGCGTAAAATCCAAGAACAGCGGGATTATCCTATAGAACAAATTTACTATGCACTTACGTATTTGATTGAGAACCGCAACGAATTCTTGGTCGATTCCCATGGCCGTTTAGGCAATTTGGTGAACCGCGGCGAGATATACGCCTTTCAACCGATGGAAATCACGGACCAAACGGTGTCGGTCTTTGACCGCACCTTCCCCTTGGAAATAAAACCGGCGAAAGTCCAGGTTGAAGTGAATACGACGTTCCAAGACGAACCGGCCGCGGAGCACGACGACGTGGACATTGCGGCCCCTGACACTCTCCCTCTGCCTGCACCCGTCAAGAAATCCCAGGTGGACCACGGGTCCATCACCAGCAAAGTCCATTACAAGACCCTTTTAGAAGGTATTCAACAAAACATGGACGCTATGATGCAAATGTATTTGCTGTCGCAACTCAAGACGACCGCGCCGAAATCCAAGAAAAAGAAGAGGCCCGTGGCGGAGGCGATGGATATCGTGGCCAGGGAGGATCAACCTCCCCTGATCAAAAAGCACCAAGAATGGACGGATTACATGATTGTGGGCAACATCATGGGGAAAATCGAGGGATTGTTTGGCATCGACGAGGTTCAAATACAAAAATACATGGTGTACCATCACCTGGATTCCCTGTTGTTGACGTCGAAATTGGTCTTTGCCCAGCACTGGTTGGATCACGCGATCCCGAAGGCCCCGAAAGACACGTCGCTCATTGAAGAGGCCGTACACAAGTATGTGGGGGATCGCGTTCATGTGGCGGGGGCGGAAAAGTATTTGATCTTGACGAACACGGCCAACGAACTGGTCATTTATAAGGCGACCCGGAACGACCAAGGCGCGATGACCTGGACCGCCGCAGAATACACCGACATTGCCGACGCCCGCCTGCGCGTGTTGGATCCTATACAACAATCTTGGACACCCTTGACCGATCACATCAGCAGCGTGGTCGGGTTCTTCATGGTGGAACAAGTCAAGGATTCTGTACCAAGTGCCGTATTAAAAATCAAAGATTTCACCAAGACGACGACGTCGCGGAATGCCAAGGGCGAAAACCTGAAAAAGGCGGGGAAACAGCGTACGATGGCGGTCTTCAATCTGGTGTTGGGCAATTTAGGCTACGCCCAGGACCCGGAAACGTCGGCCCAATACAACGAATTCAACCACGGAAGCATCTGCATGATGTTGGAACTGATCTTGCGTCATTCCCGGTCGGCGAATGTGACGAACCGGGGGCGTGCCTCGTACATGACGGCCGAGGAGGCCGCCTTGATGAAAATCTCCTAAAGGGGGATGAGGGACCCCAGACATGAAAAACTACCGATAATGTATATTCATGTCAAATCTTCAGGCGATCCGTCAAATTGGGGCCGCCACGGTCATTATCTTGGTCCTGGATGCCATCTACATGTATGTGAATGCCGACGTCATCAGCCGGCAAATTGTCTCCGTCCAAAAATTCGCGCTCAAGTTGCGGTGGACGGGGGCCGTCTTGTGCTACCTCGTCTTGGTCTTGGGACTCTACTACTTTATCTTGCGTACCCATCGTCCCGTGATGGATGCGTTTTATTTGGGCATTGTCATCTACGGAGTATATGAATTCACGAATTACGCCTCCCTCAAGAACTGGAACAACCCGGCGTTTGTGGCCATGGACATGTTGTGGGGCGGCATCGTCCTGTCACTCACCACCTTCTTGGTCTACAAGCTGAAGCTATAAGATCGTTTGACTTCAACAAACCATTGAAGCCAAATAAAATACGTCCAACAATAGGACAGACCTAGCCCAAACGATTCTCCCAAAACCATAAATCCCTATAAGTAAATATACCAAGAATATATACCAAGAATATATACGACGTGGTCCGTGAATGTCGACATCGCGTCGATCAAGTAACACGAGTAACTATGATCGACCTATCATGCGAAAAATAGAAAATTTAGTCGTCAAATTTATTCGGCCCCAACGTCAAATACGACCTATCACGCCGATCCCTTTACATCATTGTAAAAGTGAATACCATAGCTTGGTACCCATGGCGGAGGAAATAGTAGATGAGATACACGATTCGTTCACCATACGCGATTTACAGAAACCTAAACAGAACACTTTGGATCACAATGTGTATATGAAATGTTTTGTCCATGAATTGCGCACGCCCATCTCCACCATCACGATGGGGCTGCAACTGCTGAAACAATGCAACCATGGCCCGGATGAGAAACAAATCATCAAAGACATACAACAAAGTGTCATCTTCATTGAAAATATTCTCACCAAGTTTGCCACGGTCCAAGACGACAACATTGAATTGAATACGTTTGAACCCTTTTCCCTCCTCAAACTCATCACGACGGTAGAGATCTTGATTCTGTACAATTTCAAGGAATCCAGTGTGACATTCAAATATGAGATTGACCCGGAGGTCGTCCTGTGGAACTACGGGGATGTGCATAACATCAAACACGTTCTCATCAATTTGTTGAAAAATGCAATCAAATACCGCGTCGGCACGCGACAGAACACGATTTCCATGGATATCGCGTTGTTGTCCAAGACGGAAGACCGCCAAATGGTGCATATTTCCGTCCAAGATACCAACGACCCTCTGTTACCGCATATCAAAGAGCATTTGTTTGAGACCTTCAATTCGACCAGCGGGTCGGGCATGGGACTCTATATTTGCAAAACCATTGTGGAATTGCACGGAGGCACGATTGCCCATGAATTCCGGGAACCGCAGGGGAATAATTTCATCATTGTATTGCCGTTGACCATGTGCCTGGACGTGTCTCTCCAGATACATACCCCGTCAAGCAAACAAACTTCGATCAAAGTGCCCTTAGCCGACGTCCCCGTAACGACCTACAGTGTACTCTTGGTGGACGACAGCATCTTAAACCGCAAGATGATGTATAAATTGTTGAATAGCGTCCCCCTCTTTGGCTATATTTATTCGGCGGAAGACGGGGCGGGGGCCATGGCAAAAATCAATAAATACCAAGACAAGATTGACCTGGTCCTGCTGGACAAAAACATGCCGGTCATGAATGGGTGGGAAACCGTGGCGGCACTGCGAAAACACCCCTACAATAAATTGGTGGTCGGGTTGACCGGCGAAGATAGTCCCGAGGAGATCCAAGGGTTCGTGGACCGGGGAGCGGACTATGTCATCGTCAAACCGTTGGACAAAGATAAACTGAATTTGTTGTGCCAGTTCTTGGTGAAATATGGTACCGACCGTTCGCCGAATCAAACGATACAACGGGTGAATGACCATCTGGAATGGGTTTACAACGATAAAGATTTACACCCTTGAACATTTACAACGTCAAAAGGTGTACACCCTTGAACATTATAAACCGGACACCCAAAGGGTGTCCGGTTCAGTGTTTAAGGGATTGCGCTTCGCGCAATTGCTTCGCAATAACGTTACCGATAAATCAATTGTATCGCGCAGCAATTGCCCGCTTCGCGGGCTATCAGGCGCCTAAGCAGCCCCGTAGGGGCTGCTTAGGCGTCCGGATTCCAATGTTCATCGGTGTAAACATGTGGTTTGTATATGAAAATATATTTCCTATATAACAATATTGGAACATTGGAACAACACGATAAAAAGACCCATGAGCCAATTTTACGAATCGCCGTCTTTTCGCCAATTTGTATGTTTGACCGGACTACCAAGAACGGGGTCCACCCTCCTTTCAGCCCTATTATCCCAGAACCCGCTCATCCATGCCGAGGGGAATTCCGCCGTGTGCCAGTTGATGTGGGACACCCAGGTCTCCATAGCCAACACGGCCAAGGAGCAGTTGATGGCCAATCACAAAGGGCAGGCGGCCTTCAATTTGATCGCGCGCATTCCCCATGTGTATTACCGCGGTATCACCGAGCCCATCGTGGTGGATAAATGCCGGTCTTGGTCCTTGTCCCCCAACATACAATTGTTACGCACCTACGTGGATGCCAACATCAAGTTGATTGTCTTGGAACGGTCCGTCCTGGAAATCGTGGGGTCGTTTGCCAAATTGTACCGGCGCAACGGGATCACGGGGGACGCGTTGACGCAAAAACTGCAGGCTCTCATGGTGGCCGGAAGTGAACCGATCATGCGGTCCATCGGGGGAATCGGCTGGGCCAAGAAAAACAACGAGAACGGCACGTTTTTGTTTGTCCAATACCGCGATTTAGTAAGTGCCCCGGAAGCCACCTTGGCCCGCGTCTACCAGTTTTGCGGGTGGGCACCGTACCAGCATCAATTTGAACACATCTATATGAAGTATCCGGAGGACGACCAGGTGTACGGGTTGGTCGGCCAGCATGCGGTACGTCCGTCCCTGACCCCCGAACCCACGGACTACGAGACCTTGCTCCCGGCAGATATTCGCGAAAAATGTGCCATGGTGGACCGGCTGATGGGGTACGTCGCTTAGAATACCGGGAGAAAATTGAAATTTTCGTGGGCGTGTGGTTTACATATAGAATTAACGTTCAATACAATATACATATAATTTATAACGATGATGCGTACCACTTCACACGAACGTACGGCGCATTGTGAACGGGCGACCCCCCAAGGCGGAAAATTATACATGTACATTCAAAGCATGTTGACGGCCAAAGTCTCGATTCACATCAACGAAGTCGGCCAGACCACCAAACAAAACATTGAAGAGGCGTTGATTGAACGGGTATCCAACAAATGCGTCGAAGAAGGGTACATCCGTCCCAAAACGATCCAGGTGCACACTTATTCGTCGGGCGGCGTGCGCGGAGAGTACATCGATTTCCACGTGGCCTACCAATGTCAAGTGGCTTGCCCCGTCGAAGGTCAAGTATTGGAATGCACGGTCAAGACGATTACCAAGGCGGGGATCCATGCCCAATGCATTGATCAAGACGGCAACATTCCCGTGACGGTATTTGTTGCCCGGGATCACCACACGTATAACGAGGAATTTCAGCATGTGAATGAAGGCGACAAGATTCATGCCTGTGTCATTGGCACACGTTACGAGTTGAACGACCCGTATATTTGTGTCATTGCCAAATTGGTCTCGGCGCAATATGCCGATAAATTTCAGTCGTCGGGCAAAATAAATGCGAAGAAATACGGGGAAGGCAAAACGAAACGTCCTACTACCGTGGTACAACGCGGGGGGGATGCCGACGACGACGAGGAGGATGCCGTGGATGATGATGCCGAAGACGACACCCAGTAATACACATATAGAAACATGGACCATAATGTGTGTATTATACGGATGACGACATCATTGACATCATTGCAAAATATACCCACAACGATTCATGGCGATATCAATACCGTCGCCCATCCAGTCACGACGACGTGCAGTATTCCAGAAAAGGAGCAGATGTTGGAGTCAATCAAAGTCGCCATTGAGAAACTCAACAAGACCCAACATATCGAAATTTTAAACATTTTAAATAAAAACCCCCTGATCAAATTGAACGAGAACCGCAACGGGGTGTTGGTCAACATGTCGTATTTGCCCGACGAGACGATTGACGAATTGAACAAGTATCTGGATTATGTGAAAGATCAGGAGAACAGCTTGGAGCAGATTGAAACCCAAAAGGAAGAATTCAAGAGTGCCTTTTTTTTATCCACCCGGTAATGTCGTCATGCAAAGTGGTATAAAATACTTCTTATATGAAATTGTGTGTACAATGGATGTGTTATTGGCCCTCCCCCTTCCTCTTGAAATCATCTATTGTATTGCGTCCTACGACCGTGCATTGTCGGTAAACCCTATCTCCCGCGCTGACGATCGATACATCATGTTACTCACGGTCCCCCCCAAACAAACCACTTATTATGGAGTGAATGAATTGCGAGGATGGTACGTGAAATTTACACATCCGCATCATGCATTGTCGATGGTATTGGCAGATAAGTATGAAAACATCTATACGTACATAAATAACGTCGATGACGATAGATGTGAGATGTATTTCTGGCAATGATACCTAGCCATGCCATACGAAATACATTTAGAAAGATTGTCACATACTAGAATGTATATGAAAACCATGCAACCACCGTTTGTGCCCAACATGCACACGCCACCGTTCATCAAAGAAATGTCGCCGTACATTTTCTCCCAGGTGTTTGATGTCCCCTTGATGGCGTCGTACGAAGACATTGTGCATCCGGAGACGGGGCTCCTCGACTACATCTTGAGTAGCGAGACCCGCGATCGTATCGTGGACGCGGCCCTTGCCACAACTCCGGTGCCTGCCCCCTCCAGTGAACGAGTCCTTACGCCCCCCCTTCCCCCCATCATGACCCCTCCGCACGTCGCGGCTGCTCCTCACGTGATGACCCCTCCGTCAGTGGAGAGGCCGATGTCCCATCCCATTGAATTCACCCCTAAGAAACCGGATTCACTGTTTTGGTCCATCTACGTCGCTCACTACGGGGTGGATTCGTTCTTTGCCATTGATAACAAGTATATGAATGCCGAAATCGAGGAGAAGCAGCAGGTGGTCGACTTTATGAAGTCGAACCGTCCTATACTCAAATCCTTGAAAATCACCTTGGCCGCGACCGAAGAAATCGCGGGGGATTTGATGACCAACCGCGAGACGGTCTTCACCATGTTGCCCGTGATCGCCGCCTACTACAATTGCACGATGTGGTTGGTCTCGATGACGACGGGCACCTACATGGAGTTTTTACCGGGCGGGGCGCGCGACACCGACGACGATCCAGGGAGACACTATGTGATTTACCGCACCAAGGGGGATCGCCGGGCCCAATACAGTGTAGACATGCGTACCGACGAGGCGCGGGTAGCCAACATTGATCGCATTCGCGGCGATTTCTTGCGTCTGGAAGGGTCGGGTAAATGGTTGCGGGGCGTCAGCTCCTATAAAGTGGGCGAGCTGCAAGAGATGGCCGAGAAACTGAAGTTGGACGTGGCCGCCACCAAATGCAAAAAGGAGGATTTGTATGTCGCCATCACCCGCCATTGTGAAGTGGGGTGGTTGTGATATAAGAAAATTGAACTAGAAGTATCTCATTATATTATAATATCCTTCTTATAACATAATATACACCGATGTCGTCCTTTACCCGTGGAGGTTCCATAGGTGAAACCGCCGATCAAGACCCATCGAAGCAATTGGAGCAGATGGTGGCCATGTATATGAAATCGAATCCGTTCATTGCCGGCGCGAATTATCAAACAAAGCGTGTGCCGGAGCTCGAAGTTCGGTTCGGTACGGGCAAGAATGAATTGTCGCGTCCCATCAGTAAAATCGATTATGACAATGTGGTCCGCACACTCTATGCCGCCGGATGGCGCGCCGAACACGGCGATCAGGGTATTGCTCTTTTGCGTATCCAAAACGAATATTACGATCGCCGGATGGACCGTAATAAAATATCCAACGTCCGCGCGGAAATCGCGGGCCTGGACCTCATTCAGGAGTATTGTCGCACCAACAATTTACAAAAACTGCTCGACGTGCCTTCCAATACCAACGCTCTCGCAGATAAAATCAAATTCACCCAGAAACAGAGTGCGCGGTACGAAGGCGAGGCGGGGGACTACGTGCGCCCCGTCGATTTCCCCGACATGGGGTTCCGCGTGAGTTACCAGAACGAATCGTATTTCAATCCGCGCGCGGATATTTCGAGAAAAATCATTGCGGACTGGACCAATTCCAAGAAACTGTTTCGCTATTTGAACCGGGTGCGCTTTTATCACCCCGATATCCCCATTTTCGCCGATATTTCCATCGTCAAACGGGCCAAGACCATGAACGGGGTCACGGTGCCCCAGTACACGATTCAAGAATCGGGTGTGTTGACGAACGCCGAATCCTACGAAATTGAGCTGGAACTGGACAACAAACGCGTCGACAAATTCACCTTGCCCGACCTGATGCAACACCTCCGGCAGTGTATCCGCACGGTTTTAGGCGCATTGCAAGAAACCAAGTTCCCCATTGGTTTCAAAGAAATGAACCAGGTCATTCATCAGTATTTGAAACTGATTCACCGGGAAGAAGACGAGGTGACGACGGACGATTTCATCGAATCCCTGATGAAACGGCGCGACCTCTCGGTCATTTTACCCAAATATTTCGTCGGTCCCAGTTCGTACACCTTGCAAATGGAGAACATTGTCCCCCTCGACGTTACCAATGCCGCGACGCCTGTCCCCAACATCCGGCGGCAATACACGGTGACCGACAAGGCGGACGGCGAACGACGTCTGTTGTATGTGGCCCCCAACGGCCGGGTCTACATGATCACGCCCAGCATGCGCGTCATCTTTACGGGGACGGTGGCGTCCAAGGCGCCCACGGTCACCCAAGGCCGCGACAGCGACCTATTTGATACGTTGCTGGACGGCGAGTTCATTGCCCTCGACAAATACGGCAAGGCCCTGAACCTCTACATGGCGTTTGATATTTACTATGTGAAAGGCAAGAGTGTGCGCAAAGAGGGGTTTTATCCTATTCAACCTGAGGAGCGGGAGCGCATGTTGAACCAGATACACAAACCCAAGACGGGGGAGGACGTGGTCCCCTACCGTTTCCTGTACCTAAGTAGCTATTTGCAGTGGATCAAACTCCAATCGGTGACTCATCTGTCTACCGCGAAGACCAACGCCGGTTTGCCCGCTTCTACCAACGAACGGCTATGTGGGTTCGAACTACAGAAGAAGAACTTTTATGTGGCCGACGGCGACCAGATCTTTGAGTCGTGCAATATGATATTGACCAAGGTGCGCGAGGGTGTCTTCCCCTACAACACCGACGGCCTCATCTTTACCCCGGCCATGACGGGGGTCGGCGCCGACCGCGTCGGGGCGGCCAGCAAGGCCCGCAAAGAAACATGGAGCCATTCGTTCAAATGGAAGCCGCCAGAGTACAACACCATCGATTTCTTGGTCACGGTCAAGAAAGACAAGCGGGGGCACGACGAGACCAAATACCTCTACGAAGAAGGGCGCACCTTCCATACGGCGGCGAACAACCTCCCCCAGTACAAAACCTTGATCCTGAAATGCGGTTTCGACCCCAAGAAGCACGGGTATTTGAACCCGTGCCACGACGTGTTGAATGACCACTTGCCTGCGGGACGCAGCGATGCCGGCGCCAACGAAGACGACGAGAAATACAAACCCGTGCCCTTCCAGCCGACAGACCCGTACGATCCCAACGCCTGTTTCTGCCATGTGCTCCTGCATGATGTAGGTAAGGGCGATGGCGTCATGATGACGGAAGAGAAGGAGTATTTCGAGGAAAACACCATCGTGGAATTCAAGTACGACATGGCCCGCGAAGGTGCCTGGAAATGGGTGCCGCTCCGCGTGCGTAACGACAAAACGGGGGAGCTGCGTTCCGGCCAAAAGAATTACGGCAACAGTTACCACGTCGCCAATTCCAACTGGATGTCGATTCACCACCCGATCACGGAGGCGATGATCACCACCGGCGAAAACATTCCTACCGAATCCTATACCATCCACGATGTATACTACAACCGCAAAACCCGCGATTCGAACACCCAGGCGTTGCGTAATTTCCATAATTTGTATGTGAAATCCAGCTTGATCGTGGCCGTCGCGAACCCGGAAGATCGCCTGATCGATTTCGCGTGCGGGAAAGCGGGTGACCTCTCGAAATGGCGCAAGGCCAAACTCCGGTTTGTCCTGGGACTCGACATTGCGCGCGACAACATCATGAACCAAATGGACGGCGCCTGTGCCCGCTATCTGGGTGATTGCCGGCGCTACGGGGCAGACACCATGCCGCGCTGTCTGTTCTTCGTCGGCGATTCGGGGAAAAACCTCCGGAACACGGGGGATGCCGTGATGGGCAACAAAGACCGTACCTATGTTCAGGCCGTGTTTGGCCAGGGCCACAAGGACCCGCAGGTCCTGCCCGCTTCCGTCTTCAAGTCGTTTGGCTGGGCCGAAGGCGGCTTTGACGTGGGGTCCGCCCAGTTTGCGATCCACTACTTTTTCGAAAACGAAATTGTGTTGCACAATTTCCTGAGAAACGTGAGCGACTGCATTCGGGTGGGCGGTTATTTCGTCGGCACGACCTACGACGGCCAGGCCATTTTCGAAAAACTGCGGAAAAAACAAAAGGGGGATGCGTGGACAATCATGCGCAACGGCGCGAAATTGGCCGAAATTACCAAGGATTATGACCATACGGAATTCCCCGACGACGAAGCGTCGATTGGTTACCAGATCAGCGTGTACCAAGAAACCATCAACCAGGTTTTCCCCGAATATTTGGTGAATTTTGCCTATTTGAAACAACTGATGAACCAGTACGGGTTTCAAGTGGTGGGTCCGGAAGAAGCCCAGAAGATGGGGTTACCTTCGGCCACGGGCATGTTTGAAGATTTGTATAAGAAAATGGTGCAAGACATACGGGGCAGGTACGTTCAGGCGGAAGAATTCGGCCTGGCCGAGACCATGTCGCCGGAAGAAAAACAGATTTCGTTCCTGAACCGGTATTTTGTGTTTAAGAAGACCCACAGTGTCGATACCGAGAATTTGTATAAGATTGTGCGCAACCGGCAAGCCATCAAGATGGGCGAAGAGGCCGTCAAACAGGCCGAATCGGTCGTGGTTACTCCCCCCTCGGGTAAGGACGAGCCACCCAAGACGGTCATCATTCGTACCAAGAAATTGAAAAACAAGTTGGTGATTCCGTGTGACCAAAGTAAATAGGGGGTACACATCATTGTTATCCAATAACAAAAATGTGACAAAAATCAATCCAAGGTGATCCACGGCAACCCGCGGTGGGTTCGCCCGTTGATCAACATTTCGCGTTCGTAGTATATCGCCGGATAAGTATGACCCAGGACCATGTGCAATGCCAACACTTTTTTCACATAGTCTTCATTTTCGACCGCGGCCGCGGCGTCTTGACTTCCAGCCAAGAGACGACGCAGAGCCAATTGCCCATTTAACGGGGTCTTGTTGCTCACGGCGCGTATGCCCGCGTTCAACTCGGCCTCGCTCATGTTGGCCCGGGACACGATCTGTAACTGACGCTGACGCTCTTCTTGGGCGCGCTGCTGTTCTAGAAGTTGTTTGTCTCGCATTTTTTGTTCGTAGGCCGCGTGGGCCTCCGGGTCATTCAACAGTGTGCGCTTGCCCCAGTTGGTCACGTTTTGTATGAATCCTTTGGGCCGGGGATATTGGTAGGGCTCGGCCTGGACCGTGAGGGGGTCAACCGCGTAACCTGGGACCGCCGATTCCATGGGATTCCCGCCGGCCCACGACCGCTTCTTGGAAAGCAATTTAGATGGGCGTTGTTTGCGCGTTTTACGGATTCGACGTTGTTTAGACCGGCGTGCCGACGTCTTTTTACGGTTCATTGTACCAAGAAATGATAGGTAGTATATAAAATACCTATAATTTATCGTGTTATGGGATCTCCCATGTGACCACATTCCATGTGACCACATTCCATGTGGCAAAAGGGCGGACGGTCCAAGACCATGTCCTTGGCCCGCGGATTGTTGGGGAAATCAATTCCATGTATAGGAAATGCCGTCGTGTTGAGCGGCGGAGGAACGTCAAAGAGCTCTTTGTTCACATAGGTCAATTCCATGACCAAGGGGACGCCGTGGGACATGTACGAATAATTGTTGCCGTGGACGTGGACCAAGTAATGCGTGTCGGCCAATTTCTTGTAACACGCCAACTTGTCTTGGTACACGCATTCGTATTCGTCGGTAAAGACGCCGTGGACTTCCAAGATGATTTGCCGGAATCGGCGTAAATGGTCCGTATTTAGTGACATTAACCAAGGGAATTCGCCCCCTTCAATGTCCATTTTCAAGAAAATGCGCTCGTATTTTTCCATCAAATAGGACAAATTGGTGTGGGCGTCGTCGTTCAAGGCCCCAATGTTTTTGCGAATAAACGCAATCTTGTTGGTATAGTCGTAGGGGTAGGCATGGATGGTGCCGTCAAACGCAAAACTGTTGTACTCGGTCATCTGGTAGCGCTCAATGAAATCGCGCGAAAAACTCTCTTCGGTGGACACGCCGGCCGAAATATAGCAGTCGTAGGGGGAGGCCTCGGTCGAGGGCAGAAGATTCGCTAAATCGGCGACGACGTACCCGCCGTCTTGTTCGCATCCGCACCGAAATTTATGTTCTGCGTCCAGATGGTACACCCGGAACCATTCTAAACATTCGTGGTTGTTCATCTTGGTGGCGGCGAGAGGCGGGATCTAATATACATGTATTGCTGTATTCTTTCGTGTCTATTGTACCGAACGGCCGTTGCCATCGATACATTTCCATGTAGTATATATAGGATCATAATATAGGATCATAACTGCGACATGGAAAAAATAGGAGGGGTCATTGATAAACCCGTGACTTCTAAAACAGTACGTAGCCGTAGTCGGGCGGTGTCCAAACACCATACCCGCAAATCTCATAAATCGCTCCATCCATTGTCGAAAAAACCCCGAGCCAAAACGTTGCGCGACCGTTTGACTAAAATGGACGTTGAGGACGACGTCGAACCCCAGACGGTGCAGGTCAGTTTGGTCATTTATGGTCACGGGGGATTGGCCATGACCCGCGACAACGTCTTCGTTCCCGGTAAACTGATCAACCAAGCGTTCAAAGTGCCCGAGGGGGTCGACCAGGTGAACGTCTTGGGGCTTCGCTACGCCGGACTGGACAATTTCGGCAACCGTAAACACGAGATGAAGATTGACCACATGCTTTCCAAACGGCCCGACATTGAATTACCCGAATTTCTAGATTATTTGAATAAATATTACGAAAACGCGCTACATCATACCCACTTGCATGAGAAGGGCCGTTATGTCTTGGACGAAAGCGGCAATTACATCCCGAAATTCAAAGATCAGTTGGATAAAATGGCCATCATTGAAAAACGGTTGGCGAAAAAAGGCATCCAAGTGCGCGGGAACATGTTTGGTATACGCGAGAAATACGACAAAAAACGCGCGCAAAAAATCTACACGGGCGTACGTTTGGAAGAATATTCGATTGATCCCAGCCAACCCCAACGTCACCCCGAATTGAAAATAGGTCATCCCTTGATCAAAATCTTCAGTATTCGGGTCAACGGCGTCGAGCAGTTGAAGCCGGGGCACCAAATCGTGGTCAAAGGTCCGGGGGTGAAGAACTACATGACCCTGACCGACGTGATCCACGAATCCCTGGACCCCCGAGTGTCCAAACTCCTGGCCAAATACCTCCACTATAAGAATAAAATCGTGGTGGATGTCGTGGATTTAACCTGCAATCATCAATTTGAGGGGGACCCCACCCTGGAATTCATTGGAACGGCGCGATAACTATATAAGTAGTATCTTCTAATTATGTAGTAGATTGTGTATAATTGTCACATAGAAACAACATGTTGTCACATTTTTTATTACCAAGATTGTCACCCAATTTGTATAAATATATCGATACCGACGTGTCGGCCAGCGCCGTGTTACCCACGCCCGTCGTGAACGAATCCCTGGCCTTTTATCTCCACGACATTAAGCAGCAAATTCACATGCACGAAACGTTGTGGGAAACCTACAAGAAATACACGAATACCTACGAATACATCCATTCGACCATTCCCAACAAAAAGTACTGTATTTCGCGGTACCGGCCGCTCTCGCGCTCGTTTTTCAAAATGATCGAGCTCATCCACTTTTTCGAGCTTGGCACGGAAAGCCACGCCCCCATGAAAACGTTTCATCTGGCCGAAGGTCCCGGCGGATTCATCGAGGCCATGGTCTACTACCGGTCGCGCCCCGACGACACCTACTACGGCATGACGCTTCTGGACAAGAACAACAACGATTACAACATTCCCGCTTGGAAAAAGTCGCAGCATTTTCTGCAGGAGAATAAGAACGTCGTCATCGAATCGGGGGTCGACAAGACGGGCAACATCCTTTCCCTGGATAATTTCATGTATGTGAATACGTTGTATGGGTCGTCGATGGACCTCATTACCGCCGACGGGGGGTTCGATTTTTCCAGCGATTTCAACAACCAAGAAGTCAACATGACCAAGCTGTTGTACGGACAGATGAGTTACGCTCTCTGCATGCAAAAGAAGGGCGGTTGCTTCGTGTTGAAGGTATTTGACGTGTTTATGCAGTATACGATTGATATAGTGGCGCTGCTGTCCTCCATGTACGAACGCGTGTATATCACGAAACCCAACACGAGTCGTACCGCCAATTCAGAGAAATATGTGGTATGCAAGGGGTTTTTACCGGCCTCGTCGTACCAATATTATCCGTATTTGTACAAGTATTTCCGCAAGATGCTGACGATCAAAGATCAGGGGCCGGAATATATTTCGCGTATTTTTCATCCCCAGGTGCCGATCAACCATTATTTTATGAACCGGATCGAAGAGTGTAATATTGTGATGGGTCAAATACAAATTGAGAATATTTATTTGACCTTGTCGTTTATTCGTCCTGACGGAGCCTGGGGGGGCACCAAGGGTGAAGGGGACGACCCCACCTACCTGCAGGGGAGAACTGAAATTACGGTACGTTTTTCTGGCTCGGGGAGAAACTACGTCCCGTGTTCGTCCGGCGGTGACGGACGCAAACCCGAAGATCGCAACAAATTGCAGGGACTGATCAAATCCAACATACAAAAATGCATTCAATGGTGTATTCAGCACAATTTGGTGTATAATTATTAGGATTTACTTCTTCGCGTATTTACTTCTTCGCGTATTTACGCGAAGGGCGTTTTCGGCGCTCTCCTCCTCCCAAGTAGCTCGCGATTTCCTTCTTGATCTCCGGCAGTACTTGATTGATGGTGGTTCGTTTCGGGGTGCCGACTACCCGAGACGCGTCACTGACCATGTTTTGGATGGCCGTGGCCTGGGTTTGCGCGCGGGCGGCCGCCAGCGCATTACGTATGTTGTCGTTGGGAGCCAGGTCGATGGGCATCTTTCCGGCCTGGTTGCGTTTTGTGTAGTCGGCGTTCTGGGTCAAGAGGTACTGCACAATTGGCAATTTGCCATATCTTACCGAATAGTGAAGAGGGGTATAGCCTTGATTGTTGGCCCGGTTGATATCCGCCCCATGTTCGACTAGGTACTGTACGATTGGCAAATTGCCATATCTTACCGAATAGTGAAGAGGGGTATAGCCTTGATTGTTGGCCCGGTTGATATCCGCCCCATGTTCGACTAGGTACTGTACGATTGGCAAATTGCCAGATATTACCGAAGAGACAAATGGGGTATTACCTTGAATGTTGGCCTGGTTGATGTCCGCCCCATGCTCCACCAGAAATTGTACGGTTTTCCATCTTTCGTGGTTAATTGCAGTGTGAAGAGGGGTATTGCTCATTATGTTACCCCGGTGGATGTCCGCCCCATGCTCCACCAGGTACTGCACGATTGGCAAATAGCCCTCCATTATCGCTTGGTGAAGAGGGGTATCGCCTTCAATGTTGGCCCGGTTGACGTCCGCCCCCTTCTCCACCAGTAATTTTACGATTGCCCATCTTCTGTATGCAATTGCCATGCAAAGAGCCGTCATGTAATTGTTGCTAAAATTTACAATGTCCGCATCCTGCTGTATGAGCTGTTTGATCTTGACAAGGTCGTCGACGTTTTGTTTCTCGGTTTGTTGCTCGTCCTCGTACGGTATGATGGCATTGAAAAGTTCTTCACCTAAATTTGTCGTGTTGCCTCCTACGCGGTGTTTCAGTGTTTTACGGCGTCGTGGTTTGGATCGGGAGTTTCGTTGCGATTTCCTCATAGTTATCTTATTTTATATGGAGATTTTCACCCTTTTGTGGAAACATTGTCCGTATAATGTATAGGAAACATGAGCCAGCCAAATGCTGCAGCCTCCAACCCATACATTATGCGCAAATTAACCCAAATTTTTGACGAAACGGGAATCAATATCCGTTTCGACGCCGACGACAATATTTACCGAATCAAATGGAACGATATGGTGTGTACCGAACTCAAATTTGTCGAAGCCTCCCCTTTATCCACTTTATCCACTTTAGAAACTGTACCAGCTTCACCCCCAACTCCACCTCCAGACGCTGTGCCCTTCTACGAAACCATCATGGTGCACCAAATCAACCGTTGTTACAACGACACGGCCAATAGCGTGGTTATGGGGAGTAGTAAGGACATTGTACAGCGGTTGAAAAAATTGGCCGATGAACTCAAAGTGTCGCTGACCATTGAAAACGATTTTAGCCGCATCGAAGTGCCGACAGATATTATGAAATTGGATGACGCACCTCTCACGATTTATTTGCGCAACATGATGCTATTGCACACCGGCAAAACGTGGTACAACATGATGGGATTCAAAGAACGCAATTATGAACAAAACACGACATGCGCCACCAAGTTCATCAAAAATACGCAATTCCCCAATTTCAGTTTCCCTCGCGAGAAGCGTCTCAAAATAATGAAACACCGCGAAAATTTGAATCTACGTCTGCCGACCTACGGATCGTCCGGATCCGTGGAAATCGTCTTTTCAAAATTAAACTACGATTTGCAAAAAATATTGTCGGCCTGGGAAAAAGATCTCAAAGAGCGCAAAACCAAAAACATTCTCCAAGAAGAAAAGGATTATGTGCAGTTCATCAAAGAACAAGTCGACGCCTGGATCGAGCGCATGGAACAAGACTGCAAAAACAAACGCACCCATGTCGATTTAGCGGACAAGTACGGGAACCTCGTCTATACCCCGGATACGGTGTCTACCCCTACCCCCGTCAATCCATCTGGTGCCGCAGATTCGTGGTCCGGCGGCTTGAGAAACCCGAACGTCGTGGGGGGATTCCGTACGAAAGTACGTCGCATCACACAAAAGCGCCGAATTGAACGTCGGGATCACCGTAAAACCCAGAATAAGAATCGCGAATCGTGAATCGTCAATAATATATGCGTCCAATTTATATCATGGCCCAGCCTAAAAAAGAGACATGTTACCAATACGATACATTGTCCTATACACATGGTTGGTTGGATAAATCCGTCGATGCCACCTATGTGATTCATTTGCAAGGCAACGGGCGCCTCGAACGCGTCCTGGGCCAATTGCAAGCCATGCCTCCCACTTCGACCGTCTATATTCTAAACAACCGTGGGTACAAAACGTGCGACAAGGGTCCCGACGTCCACGACACGTTGAGCGACATCATCGACGCCTATTTGCACGTTTTTCGCCATGCCCAGGACCACGGCTACGGCCACGTCTTGATCTTGGAAGACGATTTTATCTTCCGTGAGGGGGCCGACGCCCCCGAACACGCCTCCCGCATTGCCGCATTCTTGAACGGGCGTCGCGACACATCCCTCCTCTATTTCTTGGGATGTGTGCCCTTTGTACAGTGGCCATTGCCGTACCGTGTCTACCATCGCCGGGTACTGTTGTGTGCCGGCGCCCACGCCTGCATTTACAGCCGCCCTTTCCGCGACCACATGTTGCGCGAAGACCGGTCCAAGATGATCGACTGGGATCGGTACCACAACACGTATGCACGCTGGCAAAAATACATGTATCATATACCTCTCTGTTACCAACTGTTTCCGCGCACGGAGAACAGCTTGAACTGGCAACGGGGGGTGACCTCAAGCGAAGCGTTCAACGATTTCATTGCCGAAATGTGCATCCGGTTTTTCCAGGGGTTGGGTCTCGACCAACGCGCCGAGCCCGGGTACACGGCGTTTTATTGGTTCTCCTGGTTGCTGCCCCTGTTCTTGGTGGTCTTGGTCGCCTATGGTTCATGGATCATGGCCATGGCCACAACGGGATCCTCCGTAAAAAAAACTCGGTCACTTCGAAAATAACGGCGGAAACTGAAAGTCTTTCGCGCGTTTCAACGGCACTTTCAATAAAAAGAGTCCTACAATGATTAGTATGAGACCCACGTATTGACTCACGTGTTCAAACCGTTCGCCCAAGATGACGAATGCCGCGACGGATTCGATCAAGGTACTGACGCCGTCCCACGCCCCGTTGACGAGCAACACGGTGGACCCCTGCAACGATCGAATCAAAAAATAGACGACGCCGATGTACCCCCCGATGCCCAACGCCAAGGATTCGATCCCCCCGTGGTTAGCAAACTGTTTCAGCGAAAAATCGCCGACAATCTCCACTAAAGACATCATGGTAATGTCCACTAAACTCATGACGACTGATTACTATTTTTAGTATGGGTAGATATATACTATAATGACATGGTCTCAGCGAGCGAGAGCGAACATGCCAGGAAACCCCCAGATGAAAATTGATTTATAACTATTTCTATACATCCATATAACCACCATGAATATGAATGTATTGGACACACCCTTTGAAGAATTACAGCAATATTACGATACGGTACTGAATGTCGACCGTAGCACCTATTTATCGACCAACGACGAATGTACGCCCCTCGATTGTGTCCGCGAAATGCTGACCAAGGTGCCCGAGGAACTCTGGAAACGCGACAATTTGCGCATTTTGGACCCGTGTTGTGGTCACGGGAATTTCGGCATTATCCTATATGACATCTTGTGCCGCGGCCACGGATGGGACCCCGACACGGTGTTGGAGTCCGTGCTCTCGTTCAACGACGTGCAGACCGCGCGCCTCGACACGGTGCGTCGGGTGTTTCGCGACGACATTTATCCGTTGCAAATCACCGAAAGCGATTTCTTGACCACGACCTACGACAACACCTTTGATCTGGTGGTGGCCAACCCGCCTTACGCTAAAATCTTGGAGAATGGCGCCAGGGCCTCCAAAAACCACAACTTGATCCAGGCATTTTTGGACAAGGCGCTCTCGATTTTGCGGCCAAACGGCTATTTGGTGTTTATTACGCCGGACAACTGGATGTCGTGGGCCGACCGCAACGTACTGATCGAGGTGCTCACGCGGTTGCAAATCGTGCATCTGGACATTCACCGGGCCAAGCGGTATTTTAAGCGCGTGGGATCCAGTTTTACGTGGTATGTGATTCAAAATTGCGCGGCGTACCAAGACATTTCGGTGGCGGGTATATGGAAAAATCGCGAATACACGAGCCAGATCCCGCCACAACCGCGCCGATACATTCCGCTGCTCTTTTCCAAGGTCGTGCAAGACATTTTGAATAAAACCATTGACAACGAGAACCTCGACAAATTTGAGGTGGAGACCAGCAGCGATTTGCATCGGTACACCAAGCGCGCGTTCATTCGCGACGAACCTGACGAAGATCACACGTACCGCCTGATTCATACGCCGAAACAGACGGCGTGGGCGTCGCGCCCCCACAAGTATCAAGAGGGGTGGAAAGTGTTCCTCTCGACGACGGACAAGTACAAGGTATGGGTCGACGACTGCGGAATGACGCAGTCCATCGCGTTCATACGGTGTGCCAGTGAGGCGGAAGCGAAAAAAATACAGTGGATATTGGAACATCCAGTGTATGTGTTTATCAATAATTTGTGCCGCTGGGGCAATTTCAACAACGTACGCGTCATGCAGCATTTTCCTATACCTCTCCTGATCCACAGTTACGACGCGATTTATTCCTCGTTCAAACTGACACGGGACGAGATTGCCTACATGTCCATGTGGGGGGTAAAGGTCTAGGAACGGTATTCGGGGTCTGCATTGTCGCACAAGATGGGGAAATCGCCGTACATTTTTTTATAGTCCTCCATGATGGCCGATTCGTACGCGTGGTAGGTCTGGGCCACCATCTTCTTCTTCTCGCCAAACACGTCGATTTCGTATTCGACGCGCGGCAGTTCGTACCCGTACATTTCGATCGTGCATCCCAAATTCAAATAGAATTCAAAGGTGTTGTATATGAACCCGTTGGTCTTGGAACAATCGCCCGTCTTGCCGCGCTCACGGATGTGGTGACCGCACAAATAGCTTCCCACGCGCCCTTTCAGGCCGTCACGGGTGCCGCCAATCTTGACGATGCGGTCATTGACCGTCATGATATAAATCCATTCCGTTTTGCGGTCAAAATCTTCCTTGGGAATCGTGGGGACAAATTGCACCACCGTCTGGCGCTTTCGGGTACCGTCGGCCTTGGTCTCCGTGTCCAGGACGACGTCGCAAATATGGCGAAAATGGTCGCGTCGGTGGTACTCGGCCCACGGCGCGGTCTTGTCGAGCGGGATCGGTTTCAACCACCGCTGAAGCGTCGAATTTTGGTATTTTTCCAGGACGTCTGGGCGCATGGAAATGTCCTTGACGAATAATTCCGGGACCGTTTGACTCATTTTAAGGATCAACGCGCGCGACACGGTAAGAAGAGTGTAATAACGCATATAATATTATGGCACAATTAATCAATTTTTTATCGTCCCTCTCGTGCCACAGGCGTGGGTAAAAAAAGTCCCCAGTATTTTTCCAGATTTTGCGTATAATTGTGCCATATGAGCACGCGAAGGATCCAGGCGACGGCGTCCGGACGCACAAACAGATACACCACGCGGTTGATCCACCGTTCGGCCCCCCATTCTTGGTAGAGGACCATGGCCCCAAAATGGCATATCCACGCCACATATTTATTAACATGATTCGGGAAAAACACCCGAGCGTGCAGTTCAAATACACATCGTTGGATCAAAATTTGAGCGGGCGAGTATTGCGGAAACAGTTCGAAATTCGCCCACAGTAAGACGGAATAGATCAAGTGCCAGGTTTGCGCATGAAGGATGCCTTTGCGCACCAGGGTCATCAAGAAGGCGGCCATTTGAATGGCCAACAGGGGTCCAAACGCCGTGTTCATGTTGCCGATCATGAAGACCGTGGCCCCGATTTGCATGCGACTGTGCATCGCGACGATGGCCTGTTGCTGTTCTTCGGGGACAATGGGGTCAAAGGGCATGTTGCGCATGGTGCGGCTGTTGGACCGATAATGCGCCGTGATCCTGTCGGCCAGATACATCACCGCAAAACACGTGAGCATGGCGTACCGGTAATCCAGACCGGCATAGTAGATGTAGCAGACCACCACGGATCTCCCGGCAAATAAAATGCTGTGGGCCCGGAATTCCGGGTAGATCATGGGTTTCGACGGGTGGCGGAGTCGGGGCAAATGGAACACGAGGGACGTCATGCTGAGGGCCGCGTGGAGGGCGAGCGTGTACGCCCCCAACGGGTTGTCCAGATACATGGTGCCGTACCGAAAAAGACATGTCCACCGGTACACGAAATTGGCTAAACAACATGCCCCCAAAATTTTGTGTATATGATACGGGTCCTCGTTTGTGATGAGTTTGGGCCAATTTTCCAGCGACATGTGATAAACGATGCCTGATTACCGTGATATCGTGCATCGTTTTTATTTGATTTTATTTTCGTTAGAACCCCAGCCAGTCGGTGCTGCTCCGCTTCTTGGTTTTGCGTTTCTTGGTCGTCTTTTTCTTGGTCGTTGACTGGGTGGACGTCGCCCCCGGGCTGTATTTCAAAAACCACATCTTGTATTCCCGGGACTGAGGGTTTCCGCGTAATTCTTTGAACACGCGCGATTTCTCGGTACGGATTTCGTCCAGGGTTTTTTGCTTTCCCACGCAATTGATGGAGAACCGGCGCAAAATGCCGTGCTGGGCGAGACGGTTGGCCTGTTGCACGTCAAAGAGGAACTTGGTCATGCACAAAATGCGGTCGCGGTAGTAGTACGGTTTGTCGGCGTAAATAAACGCCAAATAAAAAGTGAGGAGCGTGTCGATGGTCCCGACGCGAATGGTGCGACCGTCGATTTTCACCTCATTGTAACTGTGGCAGGCAATGGGTTGATAGATGTGCGCCAAAATATCGCGGCCAACGCGGACCTCGTAATGGATCGGGATGATTTCGCCAATGGCCTCGCGGCGTTCAATGACGACCTTTTTGATACCAAGATCGTGGAGGCGTTCCTCGACGATGGTGGCGTCGCGTTCCGGGTCTTCGCTCAGCACATCAAAATCGGGCACCCGTCTCACGAGTTGGCGCTGCGCCGTCGGCATATATTTCCCATACAAACTACTGGCATAGCCCCCGAAGAAAATGACGCCTTGGTTGATGAACGTGTCGCGGACGGTGACGTAGATCTTTTCTTGGAGAGTCCCCTCCGGATCGTCTTCCAGGTCGTCCATCTTGCGCTGAAAATCGACGGTGTGGCAATCGTAGTCCACGTTCAGGGGGTAATAATGGTTGAGGGTCGTGAGACGTTTGAGCACCTTTTCCCAGCGGGACACGTCGCCAGCGGGACGCGACAGTTCCAAGAACATGTTCATGCGCAGGAAATTGGGCGGCGCGTACAAAATACCGGCGATGGATATGGCCTCGTTTTGCACGGTCGTGAACAGTTCCTGGGGTAAATAGGTGACGTCGGCAATGGGAATGAAATTCACAAAGACTTTGAACGTACCGTAGTGCACGCCCGCCTTGGCCTCGACTTCACTGTATCCCTCGTGGTGGTAGAGGTCGGCGATCTCGATGGCGTCGTCCAAGGCATCGGCCGAATAAAAATCGTAATCGGGAATTTCGACATCTAAATTGTAAAATTGGGCTTCCTTGGGTAAAATATTGTTGATGGCCGTGCCGCCGTAACACACCAGGCGCTTGCGTATCAAAAATTCTTCTAAAATGCGTATGATCTTCTTGATTTCGTCGTTTTTGATAATGTTGCGCTTGGCCTTTTCTTCGCTCTCGTCGACGGCGTGGCGTAGGATGGCCAATTCGCAATCTTGGAACGTCATATCATCGTCGCATAATTTCGTATCATATTTCATGATTAATCACACAAAGTGTGTTGTATTGGATATCGATCTATATACTATAATTACAATCTTTATGTGAACCAAGAATCCATTTTATCTTTGCTAGGAGGGCATATGGGTCAATGAGCCGAAGGCTCATAACCTTGGTTCCCATACCAATAGGGTAATGCGTGACAAAAGGGCACAAACGCCGTCTTGTTGTCGGCAAAGAATTTTTCATATAGTCGCAAATTCATGTCTGTCACATAGAAACGATTCATGATGTATTGGGCACCGTAATTGTGAATAAAATTGCCGTATTTGGGATTCGTTAAATCGCTGGGGGCGGGGTCGATCATACGCAATACATTGACGTCCGTGGTACAATTGTTGAGGATGTGCACCGGGTTGGTCAGTTGCTGCAGCATGTCGACCGTCTTATAAATATAGATGCTTGCGCCCCCCAACACGCTGGATTCCATGTTCACTAAACTGCCCAAATTCACGCATCTGGCGTTGGAACCCACCGGGCACACCGGATAATTGGCGTACCCAATGCCCGAAATGCCCTTGTCGACGACCAAGACGATTTTGTTCATGAGGTTGGACATCATGGTGTTCGGGGTCACTTTGCCGGCGAAAAGACGGCCCTGCAAAGCGGACAACGAAATAGCGACCGACTGGTAAATGTTGTTGTCTGTGGAATAAATCCGTATTTGCACGAAAAGGGGGTCGTTGAAATTGGGCGACGGTCCCGAGAACCCGTACGTCAATATGGCCTTGACCGCGTCGTCCAGAGACAAATCGTTCTTCGATATCTTGGTGATGCCGCCGTCGTTCGATACGCCGATCATGGGGGTCCCGTTCACATCAAATACCGAAAAATCGAGGAAACGTACCCCCCGCGATAAAATGTACGCAATGGTTTCCGCCCCGACGAAACTTCCGGAAAACGCGCTGTTGTACGACGCTTTGATCACATACTCGCTCAGGGGGAAATCTCCCATCTTGTGCAAATTGTAGTTGGAAATCCCGGATCCCGGGTTGGTAATCATCATCTTCTTTAATTCCGGCTTGTAACCGGTGGGGACAGCCGTGGCCGCAAACCCCTCCTTATGTCCATGGTCATATTTGGCAGCTTCGTGTTCGTTGGACGGCATCTGTTTGATATGATCTCGTTGTTTTAGTAAATTCCAGAGCACAATGGTGAAAATAATCATGGTAATTATAATCAGTAGGATTCGCATCGGTCTCATGATGAATATGTGGTGGGGGCGGTGGTTTCTAAAATATACGTATTCAATGTTTACATTATATTGATAATTTTTTCCACCGAAAATACATAAAGAGCCATTCCTATTTTTCATTACTGACACTGTTCTCATATCTAAATCTATTATAACTATACACCAATGGCAGGAGGATTGTTGAATATTATATCAGTAGGAAATGCCAACGTATTTTTGAGTGGAAACCCTACGAAAACTTTTTTTAAAATTACGTATTCCAAGTACACCAACTTTGGACTCCAGAAATTCCGCCTGGATTATGACGGGTCGCGTGATCTACGCTTATCGACCCCCTCGCAATTCACGTTTAAAATCAAACGCTACGCCGATTTACTCATGGACACCTACTTGGTGCTGAATTTGCCCGATATCTGGAGTCCCATCTACAATCCGGTCTATCCATATTACGAGTGGGTTCCGTACGAATTCCGCTGGATCAAAGACATTGGGTTTCAAATCATCCAGTCCATCGAAATCAACTGCGGCTCCACCATGATACAGCGGTACACGGGCGACTACTTGTCCGCCATGATCGAACGCGATTTCGACGTCACCAAGAAGGACCTGATCCGTCGCATGTCCGGCAACGTGCCCGAACTGAACGACCCGGCCAACGCTTTCGGGCGCGTCAACACGTACCCGAGTGCCTTTTATACCAACACCACGGTGCCGGGGACGTCGACCATTGTGTCGGCGGAACCGTCGATTCGCGGTAAGACCCTCTATATTCCCATCAACACCTGGTTTACTTTAGACAGCCGTTGCGCCTTTCCCCTCATTTCGCTCCAATACAACGAATTGACGGTCACGGTCACCCTACGGCCCATCCAAGAACTGTTCCAGGTCCGCGATGTGACGGACCAGACCAACGCCCATCCCTACATTCAGCCTGATTTCAACAACGAGATTTATCGCATGTACCGGTTTTTGCAGACTCCCCCGGACATTCGCATCGACGCGGCCTACCAAGCCATGATGAATGTATATGAAAACCAAACGGCCGTCTGGAACGCCGACGTCCATTTGATGGCGACCTACTGTTTTTTGTCGAACGAAGAATCGCGGCTCTTTGCGGCTGAAGACCAGATATATTTAGTCAAAGACGTCTTGCAATACAAGTTTCAAAACATCACCGGGTCGTCGCGCCTACGTCTCGATAATTCCACGGGGATGGTGGCCAACTGGATGTGGTATTTGCAGCGCAACGACGTGAATATGCGCAACGAATGGGGCAATTACACCAACTGGCCCTACGAACATTTGCCGGGAAATGTGGTGCAGGCCCCGACGTCCCTCCCGTTGCCCCCGGTCTACGACAGTTGTTTGAACACCTTTAACGGGATCTATACCGATTTCCGTAGCACCTTTTACGACCCCAACATGGTGCTCGTGATGGGTCCCAGCACCCAACCCAACGAAGCCTACAACACGGGTATCTACATTTCGGGCGATTTCAATGCCGACAATCAAAAAGACATTCTGTTGTCCATGGG